TTCAAGATTGCGTTCGCCTGCGCGGTGCAGGCTTCTTCCGTGTCGCCGCTCAAAAGCTCTGCCGGCACACCGGTAGCAGCGGAGACTTTCTGACGCACCGTGCGCAGCTGCTCCGCCTTTGTAAAAGCATCCACCTGCTTCTGCAAAGCGTCCGCCTTCTCATTCGCCTTTTGCAGCTCGGTCTTCCCGGCTTCTTCCGCCTCGTCGAACTTCGCCGCTTTCGCTTTCAGCGCTTCATAGTCTGCGTATTTGCCGCGCTCCCTCGTCAGCCGGTCCTGAATGATCGCGTTCATTTCCGCCTGCGTAAAGGTGCGCTGCTCGTTTTCCTGCGTTTCGGCCGCAGTGCCGTTCGTTTCCTGGTTCACAGTTTCTGCCATTTTGGTTCTCCTTTCCGGCTTTTCCGCAGCCGTCGCGTAATTTTAGGTATGAAAAAAGCAGCCCGGCGCATAAGCGCTAAGCTGCTTTATCAACTGTGTTTAATTTTTACTTTCAGCAAAACTCTACGGTTTTCCCTTTGAAGCTGTCATGGCTTTTGATTGTCGCCCAACATGGAATGGAATTCAATTGAAACGGATATTCCACACCGTCGATAATTGCAATTCCTCTTTCTGCTACAGGTAGGAATTCATAATCCCTGTCAAGAACAAGTACGCGGATGTCCGTAGGACCGGCTTGAAAGTCATCAATGATTTTGTATTCTTTTTTCATTCTTTTTGACCCTCCTTACCGTTAAGACGTTCTTTCAATCGTTCTTCATAATTTGCAAGGTTTTGCTTGGTAACCTTTGTTTCCTCTATCGGTATTTTATATCTTTCAGCAACGGAAATCAAGTACTTTTGCGCATCGATTTCTCTGCGAATTAACATTTCCTCTTGAGAATACTCCGCAAACATATTTTTACGATCCTGCAAAGCATGATACATTTCTTCCAGCACATCCGATACGGTTGCATCATCACGAATAAAAGCAAAATTGCCACCCATAAAGTAGGAAGCATATGCCCCCTGTTTTTCAAGATGCTTTACCGCTTCTTCGCCTCGAATAATAAGACCACCATGCCTCAAGAAGCCCTTTGTCAGCTTATTATAAGTCGGCTTGTCAATGATCTCTTGACCTTGTTTACCTATCTTTCGACGATGCTGCTCCGCATACGCCGCCCGTTTCTGCGCGTTGATGCGCTCGCGGTTTTCGGCGTAGTGGATGCGCCTCAGCTCGTTCACGTCGCTGCCGGCATCGCGGTAAGCCTTGAGGTATGCGTCGGGGTCGTAGCCCTCCACGTTCACCTCCGGGTCAAACCGAATAGCATATGTACAGTCGCAGTTCGCGTGGATATGCTCTGCGTGCCCGTTTTTTATGGCTTTCTTACTCGCCCGCTGCCACCCACGGGAAGCCAGCGTCATGCAGAACGCGCAGGTGTCGCCGTTCGGCACCCATGCAAATTCGGCGCCGTCGCGCAAAGCGTTTTTCAGCATCGTGTCGGCTCCGGCACGCTTTACAAGGCGGCTCACCCCGCTTTTGAGCTGCGGCGTGCTGGTTTTTGTCGCGTTGACCATGCGTACCACTTCGCCGTACTCGGCGGTCTCTGCGGGCTCTGCCGCAGGCACGTGCGCGCCCTGAAGCTCTGCGAGCGCGTCATACATTTCGCTCGCAAGCGCTGCGCTGCCTTCGCCGTACTTCGTCACAAGCCCATACGCAACATCTATGAGCTTCTGGCTGTCAGAAACGCCGTACTGATCTACATACGCCTGCATACAGTTTGCAACCGTGGTGTTTAACCGACGCAGCTTGCCTATGTAACTAAGCCATGCTTTCGACGGTATCTGCTTCATCGTTCAACTCCATCAAAAGCTGCTGTCCGCGCACGCGCTGTTCCTGTGACTTGATACGCCGGATGTCTGCCTGGTCAAAGCCGATCATCTCCAAAAACGTGTCGGTGCTCGCAAATTCCTGCCGTGCCGATGCGATCTTGATCGCTGCGTCCGCCGTCACTGCCACGCTCGGCATCGCCGGGTTCTTAAAGTGCGCCATGATGCCACTTTCTTCTTCCGTCAGCTCGTCAAGCGTCTTGTTCTGCGCAATGGCCTGCGCCATGCACGCGATCGTCCGCAGCGCGTCGCCGTTGCCGGTGTTGAGCTGCTGGGCGAGCAAAACGAGCGTCTGGCTCTGCGCCAAAATCGCGTCGCTGCTCGTGGGGTTCGCGTCGTTGATGATGCCGACATCCGTCACGGTCAAGCCGGTCGCCGCCGCAAACTGCGTGGCGGTCATGCGCATCTTTTCCACATGGGGCGAAAGACTGCCCTGCGCAAGCTGCCCGAATACCGGGTTTTCGCCGGTCTCGGGGTTACTGGTTGCGGCAAGCAAGCTGCCCACGTACTGTTTGAATTTATCCGATACAATCGCGTCGTACTGGTCGTCCGTCACGCCCAAAATGTACTTCTGCGGGGTCGTGTCAAACTCAAGCGCGATCGTCGCGTTTGCCACTGTGCGGATATAATCGTCAATCAAAGTGCGAATGGGCTTTTTCAGCCGAGAGCGCCCGAACGGCTTGCCGCTCGTCGCACTCCAGATCATCGGCTCCATCAGCGGGCGACCCATGCGGTGCATCATGCGCTGCACGCGCCAGCCGTCGCGCTCACGGTGCAGCACCAGTACCGTATCGGCTGTGTACATGTTGACGAGCTTCGGCACCCACTCGTTGCTGTATTCCTCGTCCGGTATCGTATCGATAATGGCAAGCCCGCAGTCTATGCGCCCCTTTTCGCCGTTCCAGAGAGCTGCGGCGGTCGCAGGCGAATGAAACCGTATCTTGCAGCCGATGTCTGCATCGGCGGAAAGCGTCGCGAACACGCAGCCATATTTCAGCTCGTCGCGGCACGCCTTACCGTACTCCGCGATGAGCCTGTTATCCTGCACAAGCTTACTGAGCCCGTCCAAGTTGCCCGCCGTGCCGACAAATCCGTCGAACATACTGCGCGCGGCAAGTACATCCACGGCTTTCTGTCCCCAGTTGCATCCGACCTTCAGCTTGTTCAACCCCTGCGGCAAAGCGATTCCGAGGTTCACGTCGCTAAGCTCGATATGTCCTTCGTAATATTTGTCTTTCGTGTCGTTCTTGTCCTGGTGATAGGCAAACACGTTTTGCAGCTCGATGAGCTTCTGCTGTTCGTCTGCGCTCAAGCCCGGCACCGTGCCGATATTCAAAGTTATCATCGTCTCACCTCTATCCAATCCTCATTTTCCGCGTCGGGTCTCGCTTGCAGGTCTTCGCACCCCAGAGTGCCAGGGCGCAGGCTTCCACGGGTAAGCTGTTTTCGCCGCCGAAGCCGTACCCTCCGCCGATCGGACGCTTGACCGCCGTCACGGTGCTTTCGTTCAGCGCTTCCTGCGGCTTGTACCATGTCAAAACGCCTTCGTTCACGGCATTTGTAAACAATCCCACCGCTGCCAGCACGTCTTTCACGCCCGGACGAATGACAGCGTTTTTCGCCCGCCAAACACCCTTGATGCGCTCGACCAGCACGTCCACCCCGTTGCGCCCGTCGATGACGACGCAGCTCGCGCGGTCGTACCGGGCGGAAAGCCAGTCCACCAGCCAAACAAGCCCGCGCCCCGAGGGCTGCATCTCGATGAGCGACACGCGTGCCGGTCCCTCCTTTGGAATCACCGCGCCGCACAGACATACCGCCGAACCGTCCGCAGCAAATTTCACGCCGTATGCGGTTTTGCCTTCGGGTTTTTCGTCGTTACTCGCGCAGGCTTCCCACGCCCTGCGGTCAATGGCATAATCCAAATTTTCTGCCGCCACTGGGCTCCACCAACCTAGACGTTCTCTTGCAAACGTATCCGGGTCCAGCTGCTCCGCTTCGCCCTCAATGGTTGAAAACTGGATGCGTCGCCCGAGCGCCGGATTTGTTGCCGCCCATCGCTTCGGGTCTGTCACGTCGCCGATCTCCGGCACGGAAAATTCAAACCATGCTGCACGTTTCGCCTCACCATCCAATGCACGTTGACGTAAACCTCGGAATACCGTGCCCACAGCATCGGGGCCCGGCGGCGTGCCGACGTAAACCGTTTGCGGATTCAAGCTTGCGGAAATCGCCGGCAGAAACGAGCCTTGCGCAGTCTCGTCCAACTCTTGGGCCTCGTCAAAGATTAAAAGGTCCCCGTGCTGGCCTCGGCCGCCGTTGCGGGTTCGCGCCAGAAACTTGATGCGCGCGCCGCTTTTCAGCACAATCTGTTCGCGTCCGAGCGCCGTTTTGATCTCGGCAACATACCGCCGAAGCTTCGGGTGCTCGAAGAAATTGCGCATTTCTTCAAACGTCTCCGTCGCAGTCTTCTGGAGGTGCGCCGTGTAGATCACGGTCTCGTTGAACATCAGCATGCCGGCTTCCGCGCGCCCCTGTACCAAAAGCGATTTGCCGTTCTGGCGCGGAACGCTGCCGCCTGCTGTGGGCGCTGCCCATTTGCCGGATGGTGTGCGGCCGAGCCAATCATCCATGATGTCGCTTTGCCATGGGTCGAGCACCGTGCCGCCGACGCGCAGCAACTTCACCGCGTCCATGCCGTCGCTTGCTGCATACTCAGGCGCGATTCTTTCGGACGGCTCCTGGCTTCCCATCGACTTCGCGACTCGTGAGGATTTCGCTGATCTCGTCGCCATCGCCGTTCACTCCTTCCAGTTCCTCAATTTCCCGTATGGTTTCTCTGTATTGCTTTGCCATTGCCGGCAAAGCTTTCGGATCCATGCAATCATCAATGCCGGCAGCCAGCACTTTCGCAAGCTCCTTGAGCTGCTCTATCCGGCTGCCTTTTGCCGTGATGCTTTTCATTTTCATGCCACTGCCACCCCTTTCAAAAATACCCTGTGTGTAAATCGGCGCTGGACGGCGATGGGTCGCCGGGGCGGGATAGGGGGGCACCCTCCCCACTCTCGGCAAACTTACCAGTTTCCATCAGTGATTTTTAGGTATATCTTTTTCTCTTTCTTTTCCTCGAATGGATTTCCTACTTTTGCGCCTTTCTGCTGATTGCAAAAATAATGCGCCGCTTGCAGGTTTGTCCAGTCCTCCGCCGCAGACCGCGCCGAAGCGTAGCCAAATTCGCGCCAACGTGCTACGGGTTTAATTTCATCGACTACAAACGAAAGCGGGTGCTGCGCGTCGCTCGGCTCATCGTAATGTATCGGACCAAACCGCCCTTTACATATCCCGCATGGCGCGCCCATGGCTTTCAGTCTGGCACGGTGTTTCCTGCGCAGTGTACCGTTCGCATATCGCGGATTACTCATCTTCGCACCTGCTTGTTAAATTGTCTGTACGGCCCTCTGCTGCGTTTTCACTCTCAATAAGTGAAACTACCCTCGCGCCGTCCGAAATCGCCGTGTAGGGGCACACAGAGAGCATACAGAAGCGTGCGTCGTCCGATTGTTCCGCCCAAACGCATTTGCAGCCCCTCGGGCACACCCGGTATTCTCTTTTCACGTGCACCCCTCCTTTCGGCTTCGGGCATAAGAAAAGCACCCACGCAACAGCGCAGGTGCTCCTTGTAGACTTCCTCAATTATCATTATAAGCGGACAAAACGGACAAAGCGGACAAATCTCAAATTTTTTTGAAAATTCTCGAAAATTCTTTTCGCAGCGCTTCTGGCGACTTGTAACCGCCCATCTCACGCATAATGACCTTCCATCTCGTCCCGTGCTTCATGACACATCGGGCGAGCTTCTGAGGGCGGTAGGCAAGCCTGCTCACAAACGCTTCGATCTCCGCCTTTTGCACTTCAAGTTCCCGAATGCGTTCTGCGTGTTTCGGGTTCGGCAAGCCCTGCACGGTAACGCTGTGCAGGTTGAACGGGAACTCGTCCGCGCTCGCCTGCACCACGTCGCTGACCGCCGCGCTGTCCTTCGCCTTCAGCTCCTCGATTTCCGCGCAGATGTCTGGGTACTGCTCCAAAAGTTCTTTTGTCATTGCCTGCCTCCATCATTGATTTAGCGTCATCTGCTCCGGCGCGAACTCTGCTTCCGGAATATCTCGCCACCCAATTCCGAGATAATCTAAAACTTTTCCCCAGCCATACGGTGTTCCGTTTTCATCAAAGCAACACCTATTCATCCAAAAATCCCATTCTTTGTAGTTCCTTTCCCGTAGCCGATCGAATCGATGAGGCCGTTTTTCGAGCTGAATTCCAAATCCACACATCGAGCATCCGGTTCGCTGCTCTCCAGAAGTATACAAATGACCATCTTCATCCTTCAGTATGCTTCCATAAATCTCAGGGACAGGGGCTTTTAAATCAAGTGCCAACTGTAATAAATCCTGTCTATTAAAAATTGCAAATGGTGCTGAACGAATGGTTCCCTTTCCAAAGTAGTTACAGCCATTTAGCATTAAAGACTTCTCACGTCTTCCGCCTTCGGATGCCATCAGCCCTAAATACGGTACACAATTGTGCTCTTTAGCCCAATCAGAGCACGGTTTTTCCTTGAGGTAATAGCAACACTTCGAGGAGACTTTAAACGGTGCAATTTGATAATTCACGCCTTCTTCTTCATTTTCTAATCCGCCGAATTTTTCGAGCCACTTCTGCGCAAGTTTCATTTTTGAATGCTTTTGAAATCCACCATATTCACCAGTTTCGCCTGTAACAATTGCATGCCTTATGGTTTTATTATTGGGAGTTGGGTTTTGAAGCATTTCAATTTTACGGGCGATTTCCTTGGAGAGTACAGGGAAACCAAATTCTTGAATTAGTTTTTGCTTATTCCATCGCGTACCATCAATTCTAACTGCTGGTGGTAGTGAGATAACTCCAATCTGTTTGTGGATTTTTTGGATACTAACATCTTCGAGCGAAGAGACTGATACTGCTGGCACATCTATTCCTATTGATTTCAAGAAGAAGAACAGTGTGATACTGTCAAGTCCCCCTACTGAAACATAGCAATCCAAGTTCCTTTTTCCACATTCATTATAGAATTCCCATGCTCTTATGCGCGCATAATTCACCTTAAATTCATATGGCATACTTTGTTTTACTCGGAAACTGGCAATTTTGTTGCCGGTGTTGAGCCGTTTATTTTTTTCAATGCAATTTTCCGTCATCGCCTGATCCTCCTTTTACATCGCCACAAACGCCACCGCCGCGGCGATGCCCACTAAGCCAAGCACCACCATGGCTTTCACGCAGCGCTCAAGCCCGGCAATATTGTCCGCTGCGTCGTACTCCCGCGACTTGCGCATCACGATGCACTCCGTGAGCGTTGCCACGATTACGAGCACGACCAAGATGATTTTATTCTTCATAACTTTCTCTCCTACTTCCTTACTCTGAATTTTGTCGTAATATCCTGTCCGTTTGCCGGTGGAGAACTCCACTTTACCGTTCGGCTGAACGAAAAAATTCTCATACCTTGCGCGAAAGTAATATTCAGTGCATCGCACACCGCTTTGGTTTCGACCCATTCGCCCGAAGTCAAGGCATCTAAAACTTTCTTGCGTTCTTCAGTGTTCACGTCTGATCTTCCTTTCATGTTTTCTTTTCACCGTCTGTCGCACATCACGGTGGAAGCCTACTTCGTCCACAGCCTTCATGCGCTGTTTGTTCATCAGCAGCCGCATCAGCTTGTAACGCATGTATGTCTGGCACCCGTTATGGCAGCTCACCGAACGCTGCGGGCACCCCCTCGGGCAGCAGGTTAGGTTCATGGTTTTCCCTCGCTTTCAATTTGCTCCAATCCGCAGATCAACACGGAGCCGTCATTTTTCTTGTCGGTTAATTCTGCTTGGTAAAAGTCGCTGCCGGTCTTACGGTCTCTGCGGAAGATGATTGCCGTCAGCTCGTAAGCGCTGCCACTGTACTGCACCGTGCGGTTCATATGTCGCTTAACTTCCCGCAGCTCCATCACAGCTCCTCAATGCGGATGTAGATGCCCGGAATCTTCGCCCAAAACTTTTCGGTGATCTCGGACGCCACCAGTGCGTCGTCTTTCCAGAATCCCTGCTGCGTCATAACGTCCTTGAGCAGCTTTTGCAGGTTGTCCGTGTCGGGCTTCGTCGTGCGGTACTCTCCGTCCGCATGTCTGCCGTTTGGGAAGCACCATTTCGTCGTCAGCCGCACACCGTCTGTGATCGGGCTTTCGGGTCTGTGCCTGCCGATGTAAGCGGCGAGCTTCTGTCTGGCGGCTTTCAGGTTATCGTCCTCGTAGAACTTTCGTGCCGACCAGTTCACACGCTTCTCCTGATGCGTCACCGTCGGCGGCACCATCGGTACAAAAAACTCCAATGTCATTTTGCTTCACCTCGTTAAACTGCTGAATTTTTGCTTTTGAAGAAAATTTGCTTTCGTCAAGGGTAGGGGAAGAAGTCGTGTGGGGGAACCTCATGACCCCCACACTTCTTCACCCCTTGACCGTGAGAGAAAGTGAAACGGATATATATACGTAGTATATATACTTTTTCCTTCCCTCGGAAAGAAAGGAAAATTACTCGACTTTTTCCTTCCGTCGGGAGCCTTAAAAAGCGTTTGAAGGAAAGGGAAAATATCGATATTTTCCTTCTTTCCGAGCCTTGAGAGAAAGTACAGGGAAAGCTTTCCCTACCGATATTTTCCTTTCCCTGTCTTGCTCACTTCGCCGTCCGAAAGCTCAAAATCTTTGCTGCCTTTAAGGTAGTTGCGCACCGTTTTTTCGCTCACACCGAGGTACTCGGAGAGCTCTTTAACGCTCGCCTTGCCGCCCTCGCCCACCGCTTCAAACGCCGTGTCAAGTGATGCTTCACGCTCTTTTTTGCGCTCCTGCGGGGTCTTCTTGCGCCCGAAATTCTGCTTCCAGCCGGTGCCCTTCTGCGTGGCATTTTCGGCTTGCAGGTCGAGCAGGATGCCCGTTTCGTCCGCCCGGTGGATCGGATAATCGAACCAAAAGTTCTTCGGCGCGAAGCGCGGAAACTCGCGCAGCGTGCCTTCTACACGCCATGCGGACTTTGCGTTTGCAGCCGTACGCGCCCTTGACACATCGCCGAGCATTAAGTTATATGACGCTTCCCGCAGGTGCTTTTTGCACAGCGCCATCATCTGCGTCGCGCTCAGTCGGTCATCGTCTCCGGCTTCGTCCGCCTTGCGGTAGCGCGTCAGCCAGTCGAGGCACACGGCGCACACCGCGCGGTTCTCCTGCTGCTCCTTGATGCCGTCGGTCAGCTCCAGCTCGATAAGGTCGATAAGCGCATCCGGATCGCGTGCAAACACACCGGAGCCGGACGCACGGTCCATGCTCTTTTTGCCGCCCTGCCCGCCTTTTGAATGGTGGTGGCAGTAGATCACGGCGCAGCCGAGCTCCGTGCACACCTTGTCGAACTGGTTGCAAAAATGCGCCATCTGGTCGGCACTGTTCTCGTCGCCGGTGATGACCTTGTAAATCGGGTCAATGACGATCGCCATGTAGCTCTTTTTTGCGGCGCGGCGAATAAGTTTCGGCGCGAGCTTATCCATCGGTACGCTGCGCCCGCGCAGGTTCCAGATGTCGATGCGGTCGATGTGTTCCGGCGCAAAGCCGAGCGCCGTGTAAACGTCGCGGAAGCGATGCAGGCAGGATGCACGGTCTAACTCAAGGTTTACGTATAGCACGCGTCCTGCCGTGCAGGGAAACGAAAGCCAGGGCTTCCCCTCCGCGATGCAGCAGCACAGCTCGATGAGCAAATACGATTTGCCCGCCTTACTGGGGCCCGCCACGAGCATCTTGTGCCCCTGCCGCAGCACGCCTTCAATAAGCGGAGGCGCAAGCGCCGGCAGATCGTCAAAGAATGTTGAAAGGTTTTCTTCGTCCGGCAGATCGTCGTTGACGCTCTCAATCCAGTCGCGCCATTCTTCAAACGAGCTTTTACCGATGTTCGTATCGACTAAAAACTGCTTGTGCTCCCCGCGCACCACGCCGGGCATACGCGAAAGTCGTGAAGGATTGCGGTTCTGCTTATCGATGTCCAGTCCATTTTTTGCACAGACCTTGTAGAGATAATCGACGCGTGCGCGGTATTCCTCATAGCTGCCCGCATCAACGCGCACAATCGCGTGCAGACTTTTGCCGCCGCTGTACACAAGGCAGGCGACCGGCAGCTCCAATTCACGTATGACGGCGTTCTGGCTCGCGATATCCATGCTGTCGGATTCAACAAGCGCATAGCGGTATTCCGTGATATTCTCGTTTTTCACACCCTTGCCGTCTAAGGGATTGAAGCGGATCCACGCACCGACGGCGGGGTTATAGTCGCCGAGCACCGCACCGAGGTCGTCGCCGCATTTATACAGCGCGCTGCATAATTCGCCTGCCGTTTGCGTGTAGCTGCCGCTTTTCGGCATGTACTTGCCGTCTTTCTCCCAGCTCTCGGTGACATAGCCCACCGTGTCCGTGCTGTCAAACAGCGTTTCGAGATACCGTATCAGCTCGGCGGCAGGCTTCCACTTTTCCGGTTCGTGAATGTCCTGCGCTTCAATCCAGTTCTTGTCCACCACAACAAATTCATCATGACGGTCGATCGTGTCGTTCCAATCGAGCTCATGGTCTGCTTTTGCGGGCTTGTAGCCGTTATCCAGCGCCATTTTGACGAGCGTCCCGGCGGTGATGCCTGTACCCGTAAACGTGTCCCATTTGCGCGCACATTCGCCCGGATGATACCGCTTTAAATCTCGGCGGCTCCAGGCATCCCAGTCCGAAGCTTTGTACCCCGCGCTCTTGAGCGCCATGCCGATGCCTGTCCAATCCGTATAATCGAGCAGAGCGGGGTCGATATAGTCGAGCAGCTCCAAGAGGTTCTCGTTGTTATACTCCATTTACGCCTCCGGACTGAAGCTTTTCGGGTCAATGCCGTACGGCGTGCGCCAGTTGTTCGCGGCGATGCGGTCGATCATGCCGCGGGCAGTCTCAAACGACCATGTGCCCACGTGCTGAAATCCGCGCCCCTCGAGGAATCGTATTTGCTTTGGCGTCGTCAGTCCTGCCGTGCGGCGTTTTTCGAGCTTATCGAGGATCTTCGCCGCCTTGCCTGCGTTGCCGATCTCATCGGGGAAAATGCCGAACTTTTGAAGCGCCGAGATTTGCTTTTCGCTCGGCGGCGACATCTCCCACCCGAACGCCGGCACATAGCCGGAAAGGTCTTCCGCTTGAATGGACATTTCAAATTGCAGCGGATCCACAAGCCTTTTCTTGCGGCTGCGCATCTCGTTAAGCTGCTTTGCAAGCGCTTCTTCGCGCTGCGCTACAACGTCCTCGGATGCCGTTTTCTCCGCTTCTTCAAGGTCAACGGGCGCGCCTGCGGCTTCTTCCATGTTGCGCGTCATCTGCTGCGCGACTTCTTCATTTTCGCAGATGAGGTTCGCGGGGTGGCAAAGCTCGTGGCGTTCCGTGTGCCAGAGAAAGTCCAGTAAAAGCAGGTGGTCTTTGCCGGGGAATAATCGCGTGCCCCTGCCCACCATCTGGCTGTATAAGCTGCGCACTTTCGTCGGACGCAGCACCACTACACAGTCTACGCTCGGGCAGTCCCAACCTTCGGTCAAGAGCATACTGTTGCACAGCACGTTATAATCGCCGCGATCAAACTGCTCCAGTATCTCCGCGCGGTCTGTGCTCTCGCCGTTGACCTCTGCCGCACAAAAACCACGCTCGTTCAGAATATCCCGGAACTTCTGCGAGGTCTTCACAAGCGGCAGAAACACGACCGTTTTGCGGTCTCTGCAATACTTCATCATCTCGTCCGCAATACCGTATAAATACGGGTCAAGCGCTGTGCCGAGGTCGGCGGCTTTGTAGTCGCCTGCTTGTACCGATACGCCGGAAAGGTCGAGCTTCAGCGGCACGGTCAGCGCCTTGATCGGCGTGAGGTAGCCCTCCTTGATCGCTTTCGGCAGCGTGTATTCATAGGCGAGTGACTGAAACACCGCGCCCAAATTCTTCATGTCTCCCCTGTCCGGCGTTGCCGTCACGCCGAGCACCTTTGCGGTGCTGAAATGGTCCAGTACGCGCCGGTAGCTGTCCGAGATGCAGTGGTGCGCCTCATCGATGATGATCTTGTCAAAATAGTCGTAGTCGAACCCCGCAAGGCGTTTTTCGCGCATCAGGGTCTGCACGGACCCCACGACGATGCGGTACCAACTGCCGAGGCAGCTCTCCTGCGCTTTTTCCGTCGCGCACAAAAGCCCTGTTGCCGTGCGTATCTTATCCGCGGCCTGTTCAAGCAGCTCCCCTCTGTGTGCCAGGATCAGCACGCGGTCGCCGTCCCGCACGCTGTCCTCGGCGATCTTTGCAAAGACAATCGTTTTTCCGCAGCCGGTCGGCAAAACAAGCAGCGTGCGATCCACGCCGCACGCCCACTCATTTTCAACTGCCTGCCTTGCCTCCTGCTGATATGGTCTCAGCTCCATCAGAAGTCACCCGGTGTAAAGCTCGGTGTCGGCGCGGCGGGTGCCGTTTCCGGGTCTAAAAAGCGCGTTACCTCGTTTGATTCGTGTTCTTGGTTGTCCTTTTCGCTTGTCCATTTGCGGATGCCGATATGCGCACGGCCGCGTGCACCGGGTACGGCAGCCCAGTTCATCTTGAGCGGCTGCCCGTGCTTGCGCTGCCCGATGCAGGTGAAGAATGCGCACAGCAAGCCCTCGCAGCGCGTGTGCAGCAAAAGGTTGTGCTGCACGGTGACCACGCCCTCGGGCGTCACCACGTCAAGGTCTAAGATCGCCTTCGGGCAGGGTCCGATCTTCGCACCGCCGTTATAACGTGCGCGGGTCAGTTTGCTTACGGTAAAGCTGTAATCACCCTCCGGGATAATTCTGAAATTGCTTTCGTTTTCTATGGTGTCTTCCCAGTCCATTGCTCTTTCGTTCGTTGTGTTTGCCATGATTTGTTTCTCCTTATACGTCAAACGGTAAATCTCTGTTGCTGCGGATTACTGAAAATACTTTCGGCCATGCGCCGATCAGCACGCCCTGCACGAACGCAGGGTCATAGCTCGAGATCGGTGTGTCTTCGGGATAATAGCCCTTCTGCCCGATCGCCATTTGAATTTCCTCTGCGGTCACATGCTCCGGGCGCATGAGGTCTGCAAGCGCTTTCGGCACGTAAGACGGAATGCTGTATGCTTCTTCTGTCGGTGTCTCGTCTAATACGGCGTTTATCTGCTGCACCGGTACGGCTGTGCCGGTCGGTGTCGGCTGTGCTGCCTGTANNTGCGCGTACTCAAACGGCAGCTCATCCGCCAGACCGAAACGGTTCTTCGCGTCCCAGCACGGGTGGTGAGACGTATACATAACGCGCTTGCCGCCCTGTGCCTTGAACTTCTGCCCTTTGTCGTCCGTCTGCACGGCGAGCGTCTTGTAGTTCGCGAACAGCACCATGTCCGCCCATTCTTTGACGAGCGGCGAGATCTGGCTGCCGGTCTTCTTGCCGAGCTTCATCTCGTAGCGGTCATACGCCCCCATTTCGTCCGGCTGCTCAAATTTGCGCATCTGTGCGTGCGCGGTCAGCACGATGTGTACGCCCGCCTGCACGATTTCCTCCAGACTGTTGAGAAACCGCCCGAATTCTTCTTTTTCATACACATAGCCGTTTCCGTAGCCGAAATCTTCGATGCCCTTCTTCTGGTATCGGCTGCAAATATCGTCGATGCACAGCTGCTCCGCCCAGTCGATCGTGTCAATGATGAGCGTGCCGCACACCTGCGGGTTCTGTTTAACATATGTAAGCTCCTGCCGCAGCATCTCCCAGCTTGTGGGCTTGTCCATGCGGCGCACGTCCATATATTTTGTGCTGCCCTCGGTGTCGATGAACAGCGGGTTCGGGAACTGCGCGGCAAAGGTCGATTTACCGATGCCCTCCGGACCGTAAATGACGACTTTCTTCGCCGATTCGATTTTGCCCGATGTGATATTCATTAGAATTCTCCTGCCTTCCATTCTTTTTTCTGCGGCACTTCGCCCTTGACATAGCCGTCTTCAATGATGATTGAGCACTCGCCGCCGGTGCTGACACGCGTCGCGATCGCCTGCAAGCCCTCCTGCTCGAGCCATGTGCCGAAGTCCTGTAAGGTCTCCGTGTCCATCTGTTCAAGCTTATCGATAAGCACAAACCCGCAGTTCGGGTTCAGCTTGCGCACAATCGCGGTCGAGACCTTGAGCTGCTCGCTGCCGCTCATGCTGTCCCATCGGTGCCCATTGTACGTCAGCTCGCCGTTTTCCACGGATAAGCCCGGCAAAGGCAGCGACGCATTTTTCAGCAGGTCAATCTTTTTCTGCCGCACGTCGTTCAGCTTTGCGGTCATGGTATCGTACTCGGCGCGGTGCGCGTCCGCATCTTCCTCGGCTTTCTCTTTGTTGAGGTTCGTGCGCACCTTTTCGTTGATGACCTCGATGTCGCGGATATTCTTCTCAAGCTCTGCGGTCGATTCATCGTGCAGATCTTCCGCGCTTTTCAGCGCACATTCCAGGTCACGTTCGGTCTTTGCAAGCTGCTGACTGTACTTTGTAAGCTCTGCGCGCAGGTCTTCTACTTTCTTCGTCAAGCGTTTATGTTCTTCACTGATTAAAGTGACATTCATGCGTTTACGATGGTTCTCACCGTTTTTCGCGAGAATCTCCTGCTGCGCCCGGATGAGCTCACTTGCGGAAATCGGTTCCTTCGGTGCATCCGGGTAATACGGCATCTCTTTCGCAAACTTCGCTTTTTGGTCGGCAATCTGCCCGATTGCACGGCGGCGGTTGTAGAGGTCGTTTTCCTGCACCTCGAGCTCCTTGAGCTGCGGGCCTACGCCGATGATTTTCAAAAGCACCTCGGCTTTCTCGCGCGAAGACGCTTCCATAAATTTCGGCAGATCAATCGCGAGTTCTTCCACGAACTCGTTCAGAAGCTGCTGGCCGGCGCGCTTGCCGGTCGGGTCCGTGACCTTGAGGTCGCTGTTTTTGCCCTTGCGCTCCACCTCAAGCCCGTTACTCATGACAATATGTAAGTGCGGTGGGATCACCGACCCCTCTCTTACGGCCTGTGACGGGCGGTAACGGTCGCCGCCCAGCGCCCAGGCGATACTGTCCAACACGGAGGTCTTGCCCTGATTGTTGCGTCCACCGATGATTGTCAGCCCGTTTTCGGACGGCTCAATCTTCACGGCCTTGACGCGCTTCACGTTCTCAATTTCGAGCTTGTTGATCTTCATCATTTCTTCAGCACCTCGTTCATAATCGTCTGATGTTCAACCATAACGTGGTCCGCAGCATACTTGATCATCTCACTCGCAATCTGCGTCAAAGAGATGTTTGTGTCCATATAGATCTTTTCGATGATCTCAATTGCTTCATCGGTCAGGCGGATACGGTTCTGTGCATCGATATGCACCTTTGGCGGAACCTTTACAAATACCAGCTTATCATTTTTTACAGTTGTACGCTTTGTCATGTTAAAACTCCTCCTTGAGCACGCGGCGAATGGCGTGGTTTCTGGCCTTATTTTCGATTTCTGTCAGCTTATCGGTCGAAAGCTTTTGCTTCTGAGCCATGTAATAAATTACGGATACGACCGCGCCGTACACGGCAGTTAAATCATCTCCGAATTTAATATTCGCGGTTACGTCGACGCCGCCGTCCGGGTTTTGCTCTGCGAGCAAGAAAGACCCCTTGACATTCTCAAGAATTTTGTCTATACTCAAATCAGAGTGTTTTTCAGACTCTTTCGCCGTTTCGACTGCTGCAACAGCCGAAGCGGCATTTTTCTTTTGAATGAGCTTTTCGTAAAGGCTCTGGGCGTCGTCGCGCAAGCTCTCGATATCGATAGAGAGGTCGCTGTACAGCTCCGTTTCTTCGCTGTTATCCGCGACGTTCATCGCCGCTTTCAACGCGTCTGCCATGCCGTCGAAGGCGGCTTCTACTTTGTGATACAGGTTCATGCGTTTCTTTCCTTTCTTTTTCTGTACTCATTGATGTTCACGATATTCCCGCACGACCGTGCGGCTTTTCTTTTCCTGCGCTGCGCGGCGACGAGCCGGTCGATAACGATCTGGATCCCGAGCACGGACCCCATGACCGTCCCGATCAGCATCGCAAAACCGAGCAGCTTGATTAAAATCATATAAAATCACCCTTTCTTGAATACGTCCATGGTCAGCGGCGCCCAACCTGCGTTCGCCGTGCCCGGCGTCTTGCTGTTGGTCTGTTTGCGTTGGCGCGGCACGTAGAACGGCTTGCGCGGCTGCACGGTCTGGGCTTCCAAAAAGCGCCGGATGCCGCTTTCCGGGATGCGGAAAACATTGCTGAGCTTGATCGTGCCGGGAATCTTCCCTTTTCTGATAAGCCCCATAATCGTATCGCGCGAGATGTTCAGTCGCGCCATCACTTCCTGCAGCGTGTAATACTGTTCCATTTTTCTACTCCTTTCCTTTGGTCTCTTTCCCGCAGCCCTCCCACCTGCCGCCCGTTCAATGACAAGAAAATAATCACTTTGGGACAAGAAAATAATCACTTCGGGACAAGAAAATAATCACTTCGGCGCAAACAAAATAAAATCATGGGAGGTAAGTTCCGGGCGGCATGGGGCAAGGCTGCGAATACTATATGTGCGGAGTCTCCCACTTAATGTTCAAACCAAGACACAATATATTGTGTTTCGTGTTTGACTTCACCATCTAAATCTGCTATAATATCATCATAATCTGATGGTTAAAAGGTGGTGAAAATATTTGAACAAAAAGCAAACAAGTCCCAAGGTGGCTTCCATTGCATCCAAGGTCATGCGCGACGGTCGGACGAGCAAAGCCAGCAAGTCTGCTGCGGCAAGTGCGTTATCACAAACACGCAGCGGTAAGAAAAAGTAAATAGGTTTCTACCAACTGAGCGAGATGCGCCAACATCTCACTCAGTCTTTTTTATTTCCCGCTGATCTGTAAGACCGAGCAGGTAATCGATTGAACAATGGAACAGCCCTTGCATGTCAAGCAGCTTATTGGACGGAATCGCGCGAATACCGCCAGTCCACATTCGCAATGTCTGCTCCGTCACATTTAAACTGTCTGCCAGCTCTTTGCGGGTCATGCCCGCTCGTGCACGCTCGGCTTCTATGTTCTTTAGTGGGTGCATTCCCTCCCCTCCTCTCACTCTTTACCATAATTCGGTATCTTTTAGAGTTACTCACGCGCAAAAAAAATTTCGGCTGGGTTCTGAATTTTAAGCAGCGAAATCATCTTATCGATTTCATCGCTGCCGAAAATGCCTTTTTTCATCTTCCCATAGAATGTTTTAGGCGTGATGCCGATAGCTTTTGCTACACTCGCCTGTGACATATTGCGTTTGGTAATGATGCCGCGCAGTTCGTCAGTCTGGATCATTTTTGTATCACCTCTTTTGGTATCTTTTTAGGTTACTTTGAGTATAGCACGTACAAAGTAACTTGTCAAGATATTTTTTTCTTGACTTGTAACTTTTTCGTGATATAATGAAGTCAAACAGGAGGTGAATTAAATTGACCAAAGGAGAACGCATCAAAGCCAGACGCGAAGAGCTCGGCATCACGCAAGTTGCTTTAGCTGACATGATAGGCGAAAGCAAGCAAACCGTATATAAATACGAAAGTGGTCTGGTTTCCAATATTCCTTCCGATAAGGTAGAACTCATTGCTAAAGCTTTAAGAGTTCAGCCCGAATGGATCATGGGTTGGGACGTTTCAAGCTCCCCTATCCCGCCCGGCTTTATTCCGCTGCCGAAAACATATAAAGTTCCGCTCGTTGGGCGCATTGCCTGCGGTACGCCGATCACGGCCGAAGAAAACCTCGAAGGCTATGTAGATGTACCCGTTGACCGTCAAGTAGATTTCGCGCTGCTGTGTGAGGGGGACAGCATGGTTGATGCCGGCATTAAGAACGGCGACGCTGTGTATATTCGTAAGCAGCCGACTGTAGAAAACGGACAAATTGCCGCTGTACGTATCAACGGGGAAGCGACCTTGAAGCGCGTGTATATTAACGGCAATACAATGGTGCTCCAACCTGCAAACGCAAGCTATCCCCCGTTCACCTATTCACTCTCCGACTTAGAAGACGTAGCTATTGAGGGGCTCGCCGTCGGTTTTACGCATTGGTTTTAATCAAAAATGAATAAGAGAGGTATATTTTATGGGTTTACTTGATATTTTTCGCGCTGGTAAAATCCGGCAGGAAAACGAAGCATTAAAGTTGCAGAATAATTTCTTGATACAGAAAAATGCTTTTCTGGATAAGAAACTGCATGATCTCGGCTGCGAAACCTATGAACAGGTGCAGCAGAAATGCGTAGAAGTGCAAAAGCAGATCGGTCAGCATGAAATCGAGCTGGATAATCTTGCAAAGCGCTATGAAACAGCAAATGCGGATTTAGCCAAGACCGCGAATTCTCTCTCCCAAACGGAAAAGCAGCTCCAGAGTGCAAATCAGTGCCTGCGCAAAAGCAAGGAACTTTACAAAGCCGTAATGTCCTGTGTTGAAAACTTCACGACATTTGACATTTCCCCGTATAATTGCAAAATCCCGGACGTGAATTTAAAAGAAGCTGATGAGCTCGCCCCGTCGGTCATTCTCAAGCTGCACAGCATGGACGTGCAGTCCCTGCGCAAAGCCTACCGAGAGAACGACCGTCAAATTGAAAGCGTCATGCAGCGATACGCACAACGCTACACCACAAAGGCAAACCAAGCTATTTATAAGCTGATGACCATTGCGCTTCGTGCTGAATTGCAGAACATTCTGACTGATTTGAAATATGAAAAGCTGGATAAAGCGCTCGAGAACGTGCGGTCAATGACGGCTAAGTATTTGCAAATTGCGTCAGACGGTAATCAATCCATTGCCGGAACGCTCACAAAGTTTATCGGTGAATTGGAATACCTCTTTTGCAATGCTGTAAAAATCGAGTATAACTACTACGTCAAGAAAGAACAGGCACGCCAGGAGCAACTTGCTTTGCGCGAACAGATGCGGCAGGAAGTCGAGGAGCGTAAGGCTCTCGAAGTGGAAAAGAAGAAAGTCGAAGCTGAAGAAAAGAAGTATCAGAACGAGATTGAAAAGCTCTTTGCGCAGGCTGAAACCGCGAACGATGTTGAAAAAGAGAAATTACAGGCACGCATTTTGGAGTTGCAGGCACAGCTTTCCGATGTCGCCGTGCAGAAAGAAAGAATTGCTTCTCTCGCAAACGGCCGCGCCGGCAACGTGTATATTATCAGCAACCTCGGTTCGTTTGGTGAGAACATGTTTAAAATCGGCATGACACGCCGCCTTGAACCGCAAGATCGTATCGATGAGTTGGGCAGCGCAAGCGTACCGTTTAAATTTGACGTGCATAGCTTTATCTTCTCGAACGATGCCGTCGGTCTCGAAGCAAAGTTGCATGAGATGCTCAACAGCAAGCGCGTGAACAAAGTCAACCGCCGCAAAGAGTTCTTCTATGCTTCCATCGATGAGCTCGAAAAATTGGTGCAGGAGATTGAGCCCACTGCCGAATTCAACCGCACCATGATCGCCGAAGAATACCGTCAGTCCCAGTCTTCCGACGTTATCTATACCGATGACATTTCAGACGACGATGAGGACGAAGATTAGTAAATAGAAAAAGCCCCGCTGTGGGGCAAAAAGTTAAAAAAGAATTAAATTTTCACCATAAGGGTTGACTTTGGGCGTCGGTCTGAATATAATATAAAGCATGATACAGACCTCGCCACGCCTCTCAACGATGCGTACCATGGCGGGGTCGATTTCATTTTAGGAGACTTTTTATGAAGGATTTAAAAAAGCACGCTTCGTTCGATGAGCAAATTTCATTATTAAAATCCCGAGGATTGACAATTTCGGACGAGAATCAAGCGAAGTACATTTTAAGCTGCATCAATTATTATCGCTTTTCCGGCTACCTTTTCGGTTTCCGCGATAAAAGCACAGGCATGTATCCGCAGAATCTCACATTTGCACAAGTCAAGCGCATTTATGATTTCGACCGCAGACTGACAAAAACACTTTTATTTGCATTGGAAGACATTGAAGAAACGCTGAAAACGAGACTCTCCTACACAATTACAAGCAGCTATCCTGAAGACCCTCTTATTTATCTTAACGCTGCAATTTACCGCAATCGCAACTCCTTTATAGATTTTCAAAGTCGATTTTATTCCGCTGTTGAAAAGAATAAAGGTTTACCTTTTGTAAAACATCATATTGAGCAATACGGCGGAGATTTGCCGATGTGGGTCGCAGTGGAACTTTTTACTATGGGAAATCTGCACGCAGTATATGATAACTTAATCGGTCCGCTCCAAAAGAAAATCGCAAAGCAATACAATACTGGCCCAATCCAATTAAGAAACTGGATTCTCAACTTAATGTACACACGCAACCACCTTGCACACAATATGCGCATTTATGACTATGATTTTGCTCGCTCCCCTATGCAATGTAAAAATCACCCCTTCCCTTGTGAAAAAACAAATCGCATTTTCGACCAGGTGTTCATTATGTGCGTCATGTATTCCGATCATGAGGAATGGACCAATTACATAGTTCCCGAATTGAGCGCTTTGTTTGAGGAGTATAGCGATGTTATTCAGCTTCAAAACATAGGCTTCCCCGAAAACTGGAAAGACATTTTGAAATACTAAAAAGAAAAAGCCCCGCCGGTGCTACCAACACCGACGAGGCCGCCCGGGTCACCCCGGTGGAACAATAATATTCCAAGCAAGTAATATTGTACCACCTGACCCGGGCAAAAGCAATAGCCCGGGCATTTTTATGCCCAAAAATAGGAGGTACATATGAAAAAACGAGCAGATGGGCGCTACCAGCGCAAGATCACGCTGCCGGACGGCACGCAAAAGCATGTCTACGGCACAAGTCCGGCGGAGGTAAACCGCAAAGCCAAGGAGATCGAACGTGCCTTCGAGACCGGCATAGATCTCTCAGACCGCACGACCGTCGCACAGTGGGCGACAAAATGGGTGCAGGAGTACAAAAGCGGCCTGCGCGAAAACACGCAGCGCAGCATCCTGCGCAATCTGAACTTACATATTCTGCCGGTGCTCGGCAACATGCGGATGCAGGACGTAAAAGAGGTGCACTGCCGCGCGGTGATGAATCCGATCTCCAAGTATTCGGAAGACCTGCAGCGCAAGGTGCTGAACATCCTGCACCAGCTTTTCAAGACGGCCATCGCAAACGGCATTGTTGCAAAGAACCCTACTGAAAACCTGGAAATCACTCCGCACGCGAAGCCGGAGAACCAAACACAGTTTTTGACCACCGAGCAGCAGAGAGAGCTTCTCTCGCGCGTCACAGAGCCCCGTGCGCGGGCATTCTGCGCGCTGATGTTATTCTGTGGCCTGCGGCGCGAAGAAGCGTTGGGCGTCCTCTGGACGGACATAGAGGGCAACAAGCTCCACGTTCGGCGCAGCCTCACCTTCCCCGTCAATCAGCCCGATGAAAATCGTGAGTTGAAAACGACCAAGGCGAACCGCGCGATTCCCATTCCGCAGCGCTTGAAAGACATTCTGGATGAAACTCCAAAGACCGCCTTGCAGATCGTACCGAACGCACACGGACAAGAAATGACCCTAAGCGCATTCCAACGTCTGTGGGCACATGTGGAGAAATCCGTCAGCTTCCACGTTTATCCGTACATGCTGCGGCACAGCTATGCGTCTACCCTCTACCGCCTGAGCGTCGGCGTCAAGCAAGCGCAGTACCTTATGGGTCACAAGGACGTGCGGACGACCCTCAACATCTACACCCATCTTGAAAACAGCGACCTGCGAGACGCTACGGAAAAGCTGACCGCCCTGTGCCTGTGACCGCCCGAAAATCTGACTACTTTTTGACTACCTGACCCCTTTAAAAAGGCCTCAAAAAACCGATATTCAGAAAATGAAAAATCCAGTGTCAAAACCTAAAAAACGGCTTAAACACTGGATTTTTTCTTGGAGCTGCTAACCAGATTCGAACTGGTGACCTCGTCCTTACCAAGGACGTGCTCTGCCTACTGAGCCATAGCAGCATACGCAAAAGGCAAGATGAACTTGCCTTTTGTGGCGACCCGGAACGGGCTCGAA